TTGACCGCCTGGCGCGAATCAACCCTTAGTTCGACGTTGGAGACTGCCATAACGTCATTCTATCGACGCCTTGCCTTGTCCATCGCCTCCTTTTCTCGTTCGCCCTTCAGTTCGTAGTAGGCCGCAAAATGAACAAACTCAGCATCAGTCAGCTCAGTGCGTAACCGGCTGACCGTCATGCCAAGTTCAGTTGCCAGGAAGAACTCAAAAAAGAGCCAGCTATCCTGGCTCAGTCTTTTTTTGCTTCCTCTAGACCTTCCTCATTCCCGATCCCAAACAAAAACAGTTCGAGTTCATTCAACACACGCTCGGGCAGTTCGCGTTGCAGTTTGGCCGCGTCAGCAGCAGCAAAAGCCTTGGTGCCATCCTCAAGCTCTGCCATTTGACAAAGCATCTGCGTGCTGATCTCAAGCGCCTCGTCTGAACCCGCCAACATTGTTGCACGCTTACGGTCTGCGCGAGTGATCGGCTTAAAGTACAAATCCAGCACCACTGCCCCAGCATCGTTCTTGATGCTGAATTTACGGCGCTGGTTAAGATCAAAAGCCCCGGTGAGCAGATCAACGGGGCGTTGTGATGCAGGCATCAGATAGACAGAGTGAGAGTACCGCTAGACACGAAACTGATGGTAACAATTTCGATCTCGCCAACAGTAGCCGAATACTCGGTGCTAGTCACTACAATGGTGCCGGTGATCTTCTTGCCACCAGTTTCGTCAAGATACAGCTCAACGGCTGCATCAGCTTCATCGGTAGCCTGATTGACATCCTTGATCAGATCAAGTTTGTCACCAGCGCCAGGCGCGTCATACATCACCTCGATGGTGCCCGAGCCGCTAATCAGGCCGCCCACGTTGGCGCGGTAAGTGGCGCCCTGGGAGGTCACGTCCAGTGACTCCTTCTCAACGGTCATGCTCCAGGACCGCACTGCAGCGATCTCGGACAAACCGCCGCTGCCAGCTTTGTCAAAGAAGACAGTGCCCTGTTGCCCGCGATAAAAAGCCATGATCAGATGTCCAGGGTAATGGCGCCGTTGGTGACGAAGTTCATGGTAATGACTTCGATTTCACCCACGGTAGCCGAGTATTCAGCCGAGGTAATCACACCGTCAAAGCTGATCTTTTTGGTGCCAGTGGTATCCAGATACAGTTCAAAAAGGGCGGCACCTTCATCGTTGGCCGAATTGACCATTTCAATGAATGCGTTTGTCTCGTCTGCGCTGCTGGCGGTATAAAGCAGTTCGCAGGTGCCGCTGCCGCTGATCAAGCCACCAACATTCGCACGGTAGGTTGCGCCCAGAGCAGTCGTATCGAGCGATTCCTTTTCAACCGTCAACGACCATGCACGAGTGCTGGTGATAGTCGCAGCTGTGGCGCCTGCATCGTCAAACTTAACGCTGCCTTGCTGCCCTCGGTAGAAAGCCATGGTTAAAGATCCTCGAAGGTTTCAAAGGTCAGTCTGACCTGTGTTTGGAAGAAACCCTCCGGTGCTGGCGCGGCCACTACCTCGGGTCCGATTGGTGGATCAAAGTGAACACCTGATACCACCACCCTATTGTAAAGGTCTCGAATACGCTTTCCGATTGTTAGGTTAGCGCCAGGTCCAACGCCAAGCGGTGAGAAGATATTGATGGCGATTACACCGATGATGCTGTTGCTGCTGCCTGTGGTGCCACCTAGGGTCAGGTATTCGTTGGCGCCAAAGCTGACTAGGCATTGTACCCATGAGCTGTTAGGTGTTGGTACATAGGGTTGGTTGTGAAACACCACAGGGATGGCGGGTGATGCCGCCAGCTCAGTGGCAAGCCGTGCCTCGATGGTGGCACGGATGGTGTTGAGGTTTGCAGCAGCCATCAGCCTTGCCTCCTGATGCGCTCCCAGTTTTGGTCTACGAAGCGTTGCATCTCACGGGCAATTAGGTCGGGATACCCGGGGACCGTGCCCTGCTTTGTTCTGTACTGACCGCCCCAAGACGGAGGTAAATTGGTCCCGTTTGCGACAGCTTCTGCGTAAGGCAGGTTGTTGTGGATGCTGTAGTAGTTGCCTAGCTTTTCCTGTCCTGGCTGGTAGTTGCTGCCTTTGGGCGGCGTGATGCCTGCGCCGTAGCTGCCTTCGGATGCAGGGACGCCATCGGCTGCATTCTGGCCAATCTGCCAGCTAACGCGGAAGCGTCCGGTATCGACTGGGCTTTGCTGCTTAAGCCTGCTATCAGTCTCCAGCACCGTCACGCGCAACAACTTCTCAAGCTGGTCGCCCATGTAGTTGCCAATGTCGCGGATAGGCAGGTTGCTCATGCTCTCAGGATAAGCTCGTAGGTGATCGCGGTGTTGTCCTGCTCGATCGTCTGAATGCGGATGATCTGATGCACCACGGTGTTGATCACCACTTTGTCAACCGTGGTCGGCACTGTGCCGTTGAGGTCTTTTGCTGCCACAATCAGTCGCTTGTCGCCGGCTTGAACCAGTTCGTTGACCTCGCGGATATTGACATCCTCTAGTACGCCCCTGACATCGATATTGGTCGCAGTCTCGGTTACCGCACCAGTCGTGGCGTTATAACTGCTCGGTGTAATCCGACGGATGGTGACCTCACCGCCCAGCTTTGCCATGATCTTGCTGGCAACGTTCTGTAGCGATGTGGCAAGGCTCATAGCCAGACTCTAACAGGCTGCTCAGGAGACACCGCATACTGCTCCCAACCATCAGGCACCTCACCGATGTAATTAACGTGCCAGCCAGTCGTCTCTGGGATCTCCCCAATCACATCCAACGCATGGCTGTGACTAGCGGTGATCACCTCACTAGTGTAACTGTCTAAAAGGCCAGCATCATATAGGGCAACCATGCCGGTGGCTTCATCGGGGAAGCGGAGATAAGTCGTCATTGGGTGATCTGCTGAAGGGTGCTGTTGGAAAGGCGGGAAGGCCAGTAGGTGAGGCGGCGGATGGTGCCATTCAACGGACCTAAACCTGTCCCTCTTGCCCCAAGACGTAACTGAGATACTGTTGGCACTGTTCCCGTGTTGTCGGTACTCACTAATGATCCGTTAATCGCAAAAGCAAAATCGTTGTTTGCATAAGCTGTACTTTGACTTTGACCATTGCGTTCATTATTTGTATCAAAACCAGCTTGGGCAACAGTTAGCGTAGTAACGCCATACCCCGCGTCTGTGTAACTAGATAAAACACGATAATAATTTTGAATAACATTATCGTTTGTTCCATCACTAATTGCATGGATTCGCGGAAAACTATTAACGCCCCCGTGTGTCGCATTGGTTCTAGCGCTTGCAAACACCGTCCCCTCATCCTGCCGATACCAGCTGCTGAAGTTAGCCCCCGTAATACTCGCCACATCAGCACTGCGGGTGGAGGCTGTTGTGGATGTCGGGATTACGCTCGTAGCAAAGGCGCCTTGCTCTAGCTGGGGTAGGCCGAAGCGGAGGGTAATATCGACAGCTTGCCCGCTCGTAACACCAATGACCAATCCAAAGTTAACAAAAGCCGTCGAAGCGTTGCTAAGGGTTCGCGTATGGGTCCATCTTGTTGACAATAGCGATCCTAATGATGGCACATAGCTTGTGCTATTAGACGCAAGAAAAGTATTAGTCGAACTGGTTTCTTGAATATACAGTGAAACTGTGCCGATGTTGGCCAGCGACCCGCCAGAAAGAACAGAATAGATTGATGCGGTCCATGTTTGCCCACTCAGCGCCGCAATGGCGTTGGTCGGTTCAGCTAAAGGAATGTTGACGTTACCCGTTGATGTAGGGGTGCCGCTTAACTGAAAATCCAAACAGGTCACACCGCTATCGGTTGAAATCGCAAGTGTCTGGGTCAACCCACGCAGCACTGGCGCAGGCCAATTCGTCGGCAACGTCCCCGGCGTACCAGCCACCGCACCCACCATCGTGTTGTTGCGGATGCTGTTGGTACGCTGCTCCTCCACAAGCAGCCCCAAGCTTTCGCCGGTCGTGGGGTTGTGGTCGAAGCGTGCTTCGTTCGTCGTCGCCGTCTTGATCAGCCCATCGCTGCCGACAAACGTCCCACTACTGGCGCGGGTGAAGGTGACGAGCTGTTGACCAGTAGTGGCGTCAACTAATGACTTGTTCTCGGCAAAGCGCAGGTCAAGGCTTGGCACTGCGCGAGCACTGCGCCACAGTTCATTACGTACCCATGGTCCAGCTAAGACACCACCAGGCGCAACTGCTGCCCGGAACGCTGCGGAGCCACGCATTAGAGACCTGCCTCCAGCGTGTTAATGCGAACAGCGATGGTGCTAGCTGATGCGGGCGTATAAGCGCCACGAGTTTCCAGCTCAGCAAACAGGCTGGTGCTAGCGCTAGCCAGTTTGATCAGGCGACCGGGATAATCGACTTGGGTGTAAAGGCTGCTGCCAAAATCAGTGGGCGCGGGCAGATCCACATAGCCCATGTAGGTGTCGCGTTCGCCGCTAACAAGATCAAAGGCGGCGTTATCTGCGATAGCCGTAGGGCTGGCGCTGTAGAAATGCAGGCGGTAGGCGCCCATGCCGCTGATCACAGCGGTGTCGCTGAAGACTAGGCTGACCGATTGCACCAGCACATAACCGCCGCTGGGACCGGCGTTGGTGAAGGTCAAAATGGCGCTGCCGCCGGTGTCGCCAACCACGTCGCCTGCGGTGTAGGCGGTCGTGTTGCTGGGGCGGGTGATTGTTACAGTTGACCGAAACGCCGTGCCAGCGACACCGATTGAATAACTGCCATCATTACGCCGCCGTGTCGCAGCATCAGTACCGGCAGGAGAGATAAGAGGCATGATCAGCTCCGGCGAATCGCAAAGTTGCCTGGTCCACTAATTCTAAGCCCTGTCAAATAACGCTCCATCAGTGGCGGCACTTTGTCAGCGCCAACAGCTCCAAAGCCAACATTTGGCGTTACGTCAAGGCTGCCGATTTTGACGTTTTTGTAGTCCTCAAGTCCGCTGAGCCCCAATGCGCTGGTGTTGTTATGCAGAAACACCGCCAGCACAGCCTGCGCGTATTTGATCTGCGTTGGGATCTCGGTGTCAGTGAAGTAGTCCGTCGTGATGCGGAACGGAAACCCAATGGCATAAGTATTGATGTAGGTATCCGGCTTGCGCACGCCAGTACGCGGCCACTGCAGCGCTTGCGTATCTGTTGCCCGTGCGCCTAGGAACCGCTCACGGTCTAGCCGTTGGGTTGCGGTAAACAGCGCCCGGTTGCGGCTGTCAGTATTGCCACTGTTCCAATGCTGCACATCAGCATCCTCGACAAAGCCATCAATGATGGCGGTAGCGTCAGCCAGCGTCAGGTAGCTGTTGGCGTTTGCGCCGCCCGCTGTTGCGTCGATTACTACTGCCATCGTTGGGTGGCTCCGTCATTTCAAGTTTAAGTGTGGGCTCTGCAATAGAAAGAGAGGCTGCCTCGTTAGAAGCAGCCTCCAGTTCGCGCAGTCGCCGGAAGGCGAACATGCCCATCAGACGCGCTTCAGCAGCACGGTCAAGATCACACCAGCCAAGGTGGTGGTGGTGCCGGTCACATCCAGAGACAGGCGATCGCCAGCCTCAAGGGTCAGATGGGCGGTGGTGCTGGTCAGTTCACCAGAATCAGCAGCATCGAACTTCTGCTCAGTAAGAGCAGTGCCCTTGAGGTTGATCTTGGTGCTGCCGAGCAGGTCGTCGCCAGCAGTGGCGGCTTCGGTGCCTTGGCAACGACGAATAGTGCCGGTGACAGCACCAGCATCGTCGCCAGCAACGGCGTGCACCTCACGGATGCTAACCACTTCGCACTTCACAGGGGCGGTATAAAACTGCACATCGGCCACCGAAGAGGCGATGTAAAAGTTTGCAACCAGATACTGCTCGGTGGACAGTTCAAACTGGGAAGGTTGTGCCATGGTTAGTTACCTCAATCGAAGTTAGAGGTGTTGGTGGCGCGCACGATGCCGAGGTTCTTCAGCTCGTACACCTTCGACCAGTTAGCAACCGTTTCCAGCT